TTGACTAATAAGTTTATCTCTATCATAACTAACATAAGTTGTAAAAAGTTTTCCACTAAGTAAATCCAAATAACTAAGAGCATAAATATATTTATAATCTGTTACACTTCCTACAAAATTATAATTTCTCTCATCTAAACATTCTGTATTAGTAAGAGTTCCTTTACTAACTATTTGTATTACTTCCCTTTTAACAATGCCTTTTACTGTCTTTGGATCTTCTACTTGCTCACAAATAGCCACTTTATAACCTTTATCAATAAGTTTCTCAAGATACACATTTAGAGCATGATGAGGAACACCACACATAGGTACTCTCTCAGATAGCCCTGCATTCTTACCAGTAAGAGTAAGTTCAAGTTCATGACTAGCTGTAACAGCATCTTCAAAAAAAAGTTCATAAAAATCTAGATGAAATGATTGCTAAAGATGAATTTCTTTTAGAGGTAGCTAAAAGTGTGACAGTTGATGTCGTTGCGAGAGCACTAATGACATCAACAGATCAAGAACCAATGTCTCAAATGTCTGAATCAGCACTAGGTTATTCAGTAAGTGGTACATTCTTAGTTCCTGGTGGTGGCTTGTTTATCAAAAAGTCAGAACTAGCAAGATTAGGACTAAGAAGGCAACAAATAGGAGTGATTGATTTATATGGGAATGATTAAAGGAATACCAGTTATATTATATGACAAGATTGAAACAGGAAAAGATGCATTTAATCAGCCTGTTTATGAATATAAAGAAATCATGGTTAATAATGTATTGGTTAGTCCTTCAACAACAGATGATATTGTCACATCAACTGATTTAGTTGGAAAAAAGGCAATTTATACATTAGCAATTCCTAAAGATGATAATCATTTATGGGAAAATAAAAAAATTAATTTCTTTGGAACTGATTGGCTTGTTTTTGGATTCACTATCCAAGGGATAGATGAAAATATACCATTAGGATGGAATAAAAAGGTGATGGTTGAGAGATATGGCTAAATTAAAGATTGAGCTTAATGAAAATGGTGTACGAGAATTATTAAGATCTAATGAACTTAAAAGTATATGTACTCAATTAGCAACTCAAACACAATCTTCATTAGGTGAAGGTTATGAAGTTACATCATATACAGGTAAGAACAGGGTTAATGCTTCTATAAGAGCAACAACTAGAAAAACTATTAAAGAAGCAAAAGAAAATTATTCTATTATAAAAGCATTGAAAGGATAATATGATAGAAATTATTTTATTAAATTATCTTAATAGTGTGTTAGATGTACCTGTCTATATGGAAAAACAAGAAAAAACAGTTCAAAGATATATTTTGTTAGAAAAGATAGGAAGTAGTACGACTAATTATATTAATACTTCTACTATTGCTATTCAGTCACATGCTGAATCATTGTATCAATCAGCATTATTGAATGAAGAAGTCAAAAAAGCAATGAGTAACATTGTTATTTTAGACTCTATATCAAAAGTCAAATTAGAAAATGACTATAATTATACAGATACAAACAAAAAACAATATCGTTATCATGCGATATATGAATTAGTTCATTATTAAGGAGGATCATATAAATGAGTAAAACAGATTATGTATCAGCGGGTAAGCCAAAAATCGGTGGTGCAATATCAAGAGCAGTAAAAGGTACAACATTACCAACTAATGCTACTGATAAATTAGATGAGACTTTTAAATCATTAGGTTATATTAGTGAAGATGGATTAAAAAATACTAATTCACCTGAAGCAGAAAAAATTAAGGCTTGGGGTGGAGATGTTGTGTTAGTTGTTCAAAGTGGTAAAGAAGATACATTTACTTTTAAACTAATTGAGTCTATTAATCCTGATGTATTAAAAACAATTTATGGTGATGAGAATGTAACTGGTACAGTAGATACAGGTATTACAGTTAAAGCTAATTCAAAAGAATTAGAACAAAGTTCATGGGTTGCTGAAATGATTTTAAAAGGTGGTATTATCAAAAGAATTGTTATACCAAATGCAAGTATTTCAGAAATTGGAGAAGTTGAATATGGAGATGAAGGAGCTATTGGATATGAATTAACAATAGATGCTTCTCCAGATGATGAAGGAAATACACATTATGAATATATCGTCAAGGGAGGGGCTGCTAATGATTAAAGGGAAAACAAGAACAGGCTTCTATTACACGATAACAGATGAAACATTAGATGACTGGGAATTGTTAGAGATTCTTAGGAAAATAGATGATGGAAACCCTCATTATCTAGTTGATGCAGCTAAAAAACTATTAGGTGATAAGCAATATACTAAGCTTAAAAACCATATAAAAAAGACTGTTGGAAGAGTATCTGCAACAGTTATGCAAAAAGAACTAGATGATATTATGCAAACTAATAAAAAAGTAAAAAACTAATGATCCTTGCTGGTATGTTGAACTATGACAGTGATTTACTAGAATGTGATTTAGCTCAAACATACAATATATATGACTATAGAGAGTTACCGGTTTCAAAGGTAGCTCTTTTTTCTGTCCATCTTAATGATGATAGCCGAATTAAATTGAAGATGAGTAACGCTAAACAACCATTAAATACTCTTCTTTTATCTAGTGTTGTAGATAGATTGTCATATCTTGTGTGGGCGAAAACAGAAGATGGAATTAAAGGAAGAAATAGACCGCTTTCTATTACTTCTAAATTATTAAATATCACAGAAGAAAATGACATCATAGCATTTGATACTGGCGAGGATTTTGAAGTTATGAAACAGAGAATTTTAGGAAAGGAGGTAGTCTAATGGAATTAGCAAAAGCTTATGTACAGATTATCCCATCTGCTGATGGGATTAAAGGGAGTATATCTGATGTTCTAAGTGGAGAAGCGGATGAAGCAGGTAGTAAAACAGGAAGTTCAATTGTTTCAAAAGTGAAAGGAGCTATTGCTGCTGCTGGAATAGGAAAAGCATTATCAGCTACTATATCTGAAGCTGCTAACCTACAGCAATCTTTAGGTGGTATTGAAACACTTTTTAAAGGTAGTGCAGACAAGATGAAAGAATATGCTAATCAAGCATATAAGAATGCTGGTATGTCTGCTAATTCGTATATGGAACAAGTTACGAGCTTCAGTGCATCATTAATTAAATCAGTTGGAGGAGATACTAATAAAGCAGCTGATGCTGCTAATCAAGCTATTGTAGATATGTCTGACAACTCAAATAAAATGGGAACTAATATACAGGATATTCAAAATGCATATCAGGGATTTGCAAAACAAAACTATACAATGCTAGACAACTTAAAATTAGGATATGGTGGAACTAAAACAGAAATGCAAAGGTTATTAACAGATGCTCAAAAATTAACAGGTGTCAAATATGATATTAATAACTTAAATGATGTGTACTCTGCAATACATGCAGTTCAAGGGGAACTGGGGATTACAGGAACAACATCAAAAGAAGCTGAATCAACTCTACTAGGATCGTTTGCTTCAATGAAAGCATCTTTTACTGACTTTTTAGGAAACTTAGCATTAGGAGAAAACATAGTTCCATCATTACAGAATTTAGTATCAACCGCAGGTACTTTTCTTTTTGGGAATTTAATACCTATGATTGGAAATATCTTTACACAGATACCTACAATCATATCAACGTTAGGACCTCAACTTTTAACAGAAGGTATGAACATGCTTGTGAATTTATCACAAGGTTTAGTAAATGGTATACCTCAATTTCTATCAACAGCATTACCAATGATTCAACAATTTGCAGATTATTTAGCAGAGCAAGCACCTACTTTAATAGATAAAGGTTTTGAGATGTTAGGAAATCTTGTGGATGGGATCATTAATGGATTACCTGTATTAATTTCACAGTTACCTCAAATCATTACAACATTTGCTAATATTATCAATGATAATATGCCAACAATACTTATAAAAGGTTTTGAATTAATCAAAAAATTTGTAATGGGAATTATAAACGCTATCCCTACAGTAATAGCTAATATTCCTAAGATTATTACTGCGATCGTAAGTGTTATTCAAGCATTTGATTGGTTGAGTTTGGGTGGTAAAATCATTAGGTTCTTTGGTAAAGGAATTAAAGGGATGGTTAGTTTTATAGGATCTTCTGCAAAGGGTATATTTGATGCTGTCATTAAATGGTTTAATGACTTACCATCTAATTTGTTGAATATCGGTAAAGATTTAGTAAAAGGTTTATGGAATGGTATTAGTGATATGACAGATTGGATTATAGGTAAAATACAAGGGTTTGGAGATTCTATTTTAAGTGGTATCAAAGATTTCTTTGGTATACATTCTCCTTCAAAAGTATTCGAAAAAGAAGTTGGTAAAATGTTGCCATTAGGTTTGGCAATAGGTGTAGAAAACAATTTGAACCCTGTAAGAAAAGCTATGAATGAATTAAATAATGAAACTTTTGGTATGATTGATAGTGATTTCAGTATTTCGACAAAAGGAATTCAATCAGACAATTCACAATTAACAAAAGCTATCAATGGATTACGTGATGATATTATGTCTAGACCAACAACTTCATATGCGATTAATGGTATTACATATGATGATGGAAGCAACATTTCAAGCGCTATGAAAGAAATTGTTAGAGCTGTAAAGGTAGAAAGAAGGGTTTAATATGGCAAATGTAACTGGTTTAACCGTTAATTTTCAATCTGGAACAGATAGAAAAACTGCATATGCAAAATGGAACCTTGCTTCCAAATACACAAAGCATTTAAAAGAATTTAAAGTGGTATGGATGTATACAACGGGTAATGGAGTTAATTTTGGGGGATCTAGTTCTAATTCAAAAGCAACAAACTCTACATATAGTATTCCTTCCAATGCTATCAAGATTAGATGTAAAGTTACACCTGTATCTACTACATATAAAGAAAAAAAGACTGTAAAAGATAAAAAAGGAAAGAAAACAACTAAGGAAGTCACTAAATCCTATTTCTCGGGTAGTGCAGTGACTTATACAATGGATTTATCGGTTATTAAGCCAGATGTTCCTAAAATACCAAGTGTAAGTATAAGTAAAGATAACAAACTTACTATGACAGCAAATGATATAGTTGAACAATCTGCAACTATATTGACAAATAAAGTTCAGTTTTATTTATACAATATAACGAACAAAACAAGTTCAAACACTAAGGTAAAAGTTAGTCACCAAAAAGCAGAATTAGTTAAATCACTATCACCTGGATGTAAATATAAAGTAAAATGCAGAGCCATTAATACATACACGGGAAATGCGACAGGAGTTGAAGGACCAGGTGGGATGGCATCTATGACAGCGACTATTGTTGAAGATGAAACCAAAGAAAAGTATAGTGCATGGACTGAATATACAGATGAAATCATGACTACACCTACAAATCCATCTATTCTGTTTTGTGTGCCTGATACTTCTTCTTCTGTAAAATTAACTTTGGGTGGAGGAGTTTTAGCAGATGAATATGAAATTGAGTATACAACTCAATTAAAGTATTTTGACACTTCATCTGAAACAACTTCAAAAACATTCTCAAAATCAAATGTAATTTATATTACAGGTCTTGATTCAAGTGGAATATATTATTTTAGAGTAAGAGCAAAAAACAGCATAGGTGAATCTGGTTGGTCATCTGTTAAATCTACAGTATTAGGCACTAAGCCATCAGCTCCTACAACATGGACTTTAACGACAACTGCAAATGTTGGTGATAGTGTAACTTTATATTGGACACATAACTCAGAAGATGGTTCTAATCAGACTGCTGCTACCATTGAAATTGAAGTAAGTGGAAGAAAATACACTATTAATGTTGATACATCTAATCAATCTGGTGAGGATAATCCTATTTATTCTAGAACGATTAATTTATCATCATATAACTGTGTAGATGGTTCTAAATTATTGTGGAGAGTTCGTACAAAAGGAATTATAGCAGAGTATAGTAATTGGTCTATTCAAAGGTCTATAGATGTTTATGCTAAACCAACAATTGATATATTATTGGGTGATGGTACTGGGATTTTAACACACTTTCCATATATTGTTAGATGTACACCAGCACCTATTACTCAAATACCAATAAGCTATCATATGAATATCAAAGCAATGAATTCTTATGATCATGAAGATGTTGATGGTGAAACAGTTAATATTAATGCAGGAGATGATGTTTTATCAGAAACATTTATAACAAAAGCTAATCCTTTTGATATTGAGCTATTACCGTCAAATATAACACTTGAAAACAATCAAAGATACACAGTTACTGTTATTGTATCCATGAGTTCTGGTATGACAGTAGAAACATCAGATACTTTTGAAGTTTCATGGGATGATGAGATACCAACACCAGATGGAACTGTTTCTATAGATAATGATGAGCTAATAGCAATGATCAATCCTCGTTGTGAAAATGATGAAGGAGAACTTGATACAGATGTTACTTTATCAGTTTATAGAAAAGAAACTAATGGTAACATTGTAGAGATTGCAACAGACTTAGAAAACAATGGAGTGATTACAGTTATTGATCCACATCCATCATTGAATTATGCAAGGTATCGTATAGTTGCGAGAAGCAAATCAACAAGCACTATTTCTTACGAGGATATACCACCTGAACCCGTATTAGAAAATGCTATTGTTATAACTTGGGATGAAAGTTATAAACAATTAGAATATGAAGATGAAAATGCACAAGGTGAGGATTATCCTGTAGATGTCAATTTTGAAAGAATGATATTATATCTTCCGTATAACATTGATATAAATGAAAGCCATAAAAATGATGTATCATTGATTGAGTATATTGGTCGTAAGAATCCAGTAAGTTATTATGGTACTCAGACAGGCGAAAGTGCTTCATGGTCTACTGCTATACTTAAAAGTGATATTGAGACACTTAATTTAATACGTAAATTAGCAGTATGGTTAGGAGATGTTTATGTTAGAGAGCCATCTGGGAATGGATATTGGGCAAAGGTTGATGTTTCTATTGATATTAAACATAGTAGTGCAGTTATTCCAGTATCATTTAGTATTGAGAGAGTAGAAGGTGGTATCTGATGATTAATTGGAATGAATCCATGAAACAAACATATGAATTTTATATTGTAGATCCGAATACATGGGCAGATATGGATATTATTACAACAATTGAATCTTGTACAATCAATCGTAATGAATCAGATGAGACTCTTGGTTCGGCTAAATTTAAATCAACAGATATACTCAACGAATGTTATATAAGGGTTTACCTGATTGCAACTCAAAAAGATGAAGAAGAAAAGATAGTATTAGGTACTTTTCTTGCACAGACACCATCTACAAGTTTTGATGGAAAAATTTATGACATTAATATAGATGCATATACTCCATTAATAGAATTAAAAACAGATATGCCACCAATTGGATATTCTATTATAAAAGACCAACAAATCATGGAAACTGCTTATAATTTGTGCCAAGAACATATAAGAGCTCCTGTTGTTAAACCTACACATCAACAAACTATTAATAACAACTATATAGCAGATAAGAAAGACACATGGCTGTCTTTTTTATCTTCTTTTATAGCAAATGCAAAATTTAAATTTAATCTAGATGAAATGGGAAGAGTGCTTTTTGCTCCTGAACAGGATATAGCATCATTATCACCCAAATATAAATATACAGATGATAATAGTTCTATATTATATCCATCTATAGAAGATGATAATGACACGTTTGATATTCCTAATGTTGTTGAAATAGTAAGTTCAACAGAAAGTGGCTATTTAATTTCACGTGTTGAAAATAATGACGTGAATAGTCCTGTATCTATAGCAAACAGAGGTAGAAAGGTTATATATAGAGAAGAAAATCCTTCATTGTATGGTGAAGCTAATCAGGCATATTTAGATGAATATGCAAAACAGGTATTAAGAGATAAATCATGCTTGGAGCATACAATCAGTTATTCACATGGATATTGTCCTGTTATAGTTGGTGATTGTGTACTTTTAAATTATAAAAGAGCAGGTATTGTCAATGTAAAAGCTAAAGTTATAAGTCAGTCAATCAAATGTGAAACTGGTTGTGTTGTGGAAGAAAAAGCTATTTACACTGAAAGATTATGGAAGGGGTGATGATATGATATTAAAAGATTCTGTATTAAAAGAGTTTGCTGAATTAACAAACGATTCAACAAATCAAGATGAAAATAAATATCTATATGGAACTGTAAAAATTATTAATGATAGAAAATATGTGAGTCTGGATGGTTCGAATGTACTCACTCCAATATCAACTGTTGCAAAAGTAAAAGACGGTGAAAGAGTTCTCACTACAATTGAAAATCATTCAGCGATTGTTATGGGAAATCTTTCTTCTCCGTCTGCTTCTGATAAAGAACTCTTACAAGTTAATGAAAAGGTTATTGAAACAGGTAAATTACTTGCTCATAGGGTTGTTGCAGATGAATTAGATGTTATTAATGGTATTATAGATAATTTACAATCTAAGACTGCTAATATTGAAAATGCTGATATTATTAATGCTGATATTGAAAAACTAAAGGCTAAATATAGTGAATTAGATTATGTGTCAGCTAACGAGATAAAAGCTCTTACTGCTGATATAGATAACATTAAGTCCAAAGTAGGTGAATTTGAGAATATATCTGCGGAAGATTTAGATGCAATTAACGCTGAAATTGAAAACCTTAAAGGAAAAAATGCAGAATTTACCTATGTTTCTGCCGAAACTTTAAAAGCCATTAAAGGAACAATTGATAATCTTGAAGTAGGTGATTTAAACGCTACCTACGCAAGAATAGATCTGTCTAATGTTGGAACTGAATATGTTGATAATCTCTTTGCAAAAAGTGGAGTGTTTGAAAAGGTCACAGGAGAAGAAGGTATTCTTTACGAATTAACTTCTGTGAAATTCAACGGGGATCTAATCAAAGCTAATACAATTGTTGCAGATAGTTTGGTATTAACTGGACTAGATGGTTTGTATTATAGAATGAATGCTGAAGGTGGACATCTTACAGAAGAACAGCTAACTGATGAAGTCTATCAGAAGTATTTAGATGGTACAAATATTGTGGCCAATAGTGTAACTGCTGATAAGATAAATGTAAATAAGTTAAGTGCATTGACTTCTAATCTAGGAGATATTACAGGAGGTAGTATCAATATCAATGATAGATTTATGGTTGATAATTTGGGTAATATGAAAGCCATGAACGGAGAATTTAATGGTGTTATTAATGCTACCAGTGGAGAATTGAATAACATTTATATTGGAGATGAAGATAACAACTTTCTCATCAATAAAAATGGTATTAACGGTGTTAGTTATATTAAGATCGAAACTGAAAAAAGTGGAAATGAAAGTTCACTTGACGAAAGTCGAGCGAAATATATACAAACAACATTTGGTACAAATCATTATATCATTTATACATCAGAAGTATTTGATAGTCATTTTAATTGTGAAAGCAAACGTTTTTATGAAGATACAGATACAGAATTTTATAATCTTATAAAAAGTGGTGAATACACAGTATCTAATGTGAATATAGACAATTTTTGTTTGTATTTCAAAAATATAAATGATAGTGCTGATGGAATAAAAATTGATTTATTGCAAAATAATTTAAGATTTGGAAATGTAAGATTTGAACTTAATCCAACAGGAAGATCTACAGGTTCTGGAACAACTGAGGGAAGAAAATATATAACCTTGATAACAGGTATAAGATTAGAAGTATATTTACCAAAAAACTTTCTAGAAAATGAAACGGATTCTAATGCTGATATATCTGATATATTATTTAAGATATTCAAGAAGCTAGGAATTATAGATGATAATTATATACTTTCATCATATTCAAGACAAATATCTATAAAGATACTGAAAGAAGATCCAGATAAAAACGTCCATATAGGTACTGATTATATTTCCCTTGGACAAGGGTTCTACATGACAGGGACTGGCAAGAACAGTCATATAGGTAGCTGGTACTTTGATGAAGATGGATGGTTTACAAGTTTTCTTGATACGGGTAGCGAAGCACCTGAACAATATGCTATGTTGTCTAATCAGTTGTTGGAATTTAAATCTACTAATAGATTTACTCAAATAGGAGCTGATGAGATAAATTTAAGCAACACAGAAGGTACAACAACTATATCTAATACTGGTATATTTGTTGATGGAACAAGTTTTGAAATTGGTAATTATACAAATAAAATATACTATAATTGTAACAACGATGGTGGAATTGAAATTTATAACGGGTATATAGATTTACATCGTTCAACAGGAACAGATTTTGATATTCGTATCGCTTGTTTTAATGAAAAAAATTTATCTGTTTATGGTGGAAATTTAAACGTCCATAACGGAGAAGTAGTAGTATCATCTT